CTACCCACTGGATTTTTATCGGGAGTTTCTTTTGAATTTTTATCTGGTGTTTTTTCTATTGTCATATATATTAAATTATTATGCTTCAGCAATAGTAACATTTTTACTGCCTGATGTAGAGATACCATTAATTGCACCAATGAAAAAGTTAGCTGAATCTATTTCATATGAACCTCCATTGGCATTTATTCTTATTCCTTTATGTAATACTGCAGCAACACCAAGTGCAAGGTATATTGTTTCATTGCTATCGTTTACTACTAATGCATATACTCTGTTTGCATTTGCAGCAAGTATTTCTGTTGACGCTGCACCAATAGCAATAGCATCGCTAACAGTAGATGTTGCAAAAGATCTACCAAGTATGCTAACATCAAGAGCTCTTTTATCGTTTTCTAAATCTGTTGCTGTAATTTGTTTAAGTTCACCTGTTTTAGTATCTTTTCCATATATTCGTATGTTTGTAAAAGACATATACGTAAGTTAATTTTTTAATATTATTTAATTTTTTTGTTACAACTTTTCCAGTCTGAAAGTTTATAGTAGTGACATAGCTATAACTTTTCTTAAGTCTCCTGTATCTTTTTCCTTGACTATCAAAAATATCATTATATCTATTATCGTATTTACAGCTTTATTATTGTTTCTATTCTTATTATAGCATTATTTTTTGACATTGCCTATTGATAAATATTTAATTCTTCTTATCTTTATTGTTTTCAGCTATTGTACGACCGATCTTATTTAGAGTGGCATTGATTAAGTACATGGAAGAAACAAACTACGAAAACCAAGATTACTAATTCTGTCATATATTTATTGTTAATGATTATCTAATTTTATGTTAATTTATTTAGTTTGATTATTTATAAAAGTTTATATTTGCGCTCTGAGAGGCACAAAGTTCTTCAAAAGCCTGTCTATTGTTATAGAGTAGTCTCTCTGACTAGGTCCTATGTTTCCATTGTCTCTTGGTAGGATACTATCTGCTTCTTCCCAGAGTCCATTACTGAACTTCCGTTAGATATTACCTCGTTGATGAGGGTATGGGATAATCTTATTCCTTAAGCAGAATTAGTCTTAAAGAAATAAGTAGTCTGTTTGGATTACGGTTATTCATTGGCAACTTTTGCCCTCCGCTTCGGCGGTGGATATATTGGCTTCCACCCAGCAATCCTATCGTATCATCCTATCTTGCGACAGCTCATCTTTCGATGATTTACTAATACGACCAGTCCATAGAATTTAACAGGCATCTAGTAGAGGCTTCTATAGTTCGCCTGACCGTATCCACTAGGTTTTTGTTTGTTCAATAAAAAAACTCTTTATTCGATTTTGGCTTTGATAGTGAAACGCAACCAGATGTTTCATTAACCAAAACCGAATAAAAAGTTCTTTCTGGTTGCTTTGTATAGTCGCTATCAAACGATGTTTTTTCATTTCTATATATTCATTATACTTATAAATAAAAATCTGTCAAGTTTTATAAATATACTTCAATAAACATTGAAAATATTTATTGAGATGATTTACAAAAAGATATACCAAATCTTTTATTACTTATAGTATAGACTTTTTTTTTGACCTTGGCAAGTGTTCTAAATAATAAACATTTATTAAAATAAAGTTATCCACAGTTGTGTTATTTAATGGCTTGTTTAAGGCATTATCAGTAGTATGCAAAAGGGGTTGACAGTGTTTTTAATACCTGATATACTAATGGTGTAAGTATAGTTTAATTAAAATAATAATAATTCCTAGGAAGGTAAACTAATATGAAAAAAACAATTAAAATATTTTTCACAGATGAAACTTTGCATTTGAAATTCAAAATAAAATGCACTGAAGATCAAATAGGTATGAGCGATAAAATTAAAGAACTCATAACAGAATATGTTAATAGAAAAAGAATTAAAAAATAAATAAATTAGTATGATACTAAAAAAGATTAAAAAAAAGATCTTACAAAAATTATGGATTTGGTGGATAAACGAAGATGATGGCTGGAATTTAAGGGGCACAGGAAAACTTGAAGAAATAGAAAAATATCTTTTTCCTAATATGACATTAAAACAAATTAAAACAGGAGACAATTTACTTTTGACTGGCAATAAAGGTTACATCGGAAAATATCTACAGGAAAGATTACAGCGTGATGGTATTGATAAAGTTGATGGCTACGATGCATGTGATATTAAAGAAAAAACAAATTTGATTTATCATCTCGCCGCTCAAACATCTGTTCAGAAATCTTTTGAAAATCCAGAACAAGATTTAAGAGACAATGTTCTATCAACTATAAATGTATTAAAATATTGTAATAAAATAATTTTTACTTCAAGTGCCGTTGTTTATGGAGATAGACTCAACGCCAAAGAAACAGATCCAACAAATCCACAAAGTCCTTATGCCATTAGCAAACTAGCTGCAGAACAATATATTATAAATTCAGGAATTGATTATGTTATATTAAGATTAGGAAATGTTTATGGCAGAAAAAACAATAAAGGAGTCTTTAAGGCATTAAGAGAAGATGGACTAATAAACGGAAACGGAGAAAATACTAGAGATTATGTTTATATAGATAATGTTGTTGACGCATTAATATCGGCAAAAGATTGGGATAATGGAATTTATAATATTGGCACAGGAATTGCGACTTCCGTAAATACAATTGCTAATATATTAGGCGTAAAAAAGAATTACACTAATGCAGTCAAAGAACAAAAATATATTAGCTTAGATATAACGAAGGCAAGAGAACAAAATTTTAATCCAGCATCTTTACAAAACAATTATGATAACTAATTGGCAAAAAGCACAAAAATGGGAAAAGGAATGGCATTTTTCTTCCCAATTTAATCTTTATAACGAAGAAACAAAACAATATATCTATGCTTCTAAAATGGGGTTGGATAGATATAAGACAAATTATTTTAATCAAATTGGTTGGGACTTTGGTGATAAAAAAGTAATAGACATTGGTGGTGGAGAACAATCAATCTTGTTAAAGTCAAAAGCAAAAGAAAGAGTTGTTATTGATCCATTGCCTTATGCTAGGTGGATAAATATAAGATATATTGAGGCAGGAATAGAATTTAAACAAATAAAAGCAGAAGAATTAACTGTTGGGAAATATGACATAGCATTGATTTATAATGTATTGCAACATACTGAAGATCCTGCAAAGATTATAGAGAATGTTAAAAAAATAAGTAAAGAAATCCATATCTTTGAATGGGTAGATACAGGAATATCAGAAGGACATATTCATAATTTGACAGAAGTAAAATTAAACGACTGGTTAAACGGAGAAGGAAAAGTTGAAAATATTAATCAATATCCGTGTGTAAGCAAGGCTTATTATGGAATATTTAAAGGAAAAATATGAAAAAATTTAGATTTCATTTACTCTCATTAGTTCATCTTCCACAAAGCACAGAATATATGTCTTGTGCTTTTACCCAGAAAAATCTTAAACTTTCGAAGATGTTAACTTCACTCGGTCATACAGTTTACTTTTATGGTAGTGAAGGAAGTAATGTTGCAGAATATTGCAATAGCAAAAATTTAAAATTTATTGAAACACATAAATTAACTGACATCAGAAAAGATTATGGAACTGGAGATAATAGATTTGAAATAGGTTATGATTGGCATAGTACTGATTTCAAACACGACTTCAATTCTAAAAGAAATTTATCAACTCTGAAATATTATGCTAAATGTATTGAGCATATAAATAAAATTAAAAAACCTGATGATTTTCTTCTATGCACACAAGGATCATATTTACGACCGATTGCAGACGCTGTTAAGTTATATTTGACTTGCGAACCAGGTGTAGGATACAGAGGAAGCTATATGAAGTTTAGAGCATTTGAAAGTAGCTATATTCAGAATTTTACATACGGTTCAGAACATCCAAGACAATGCTCAAATGGTAATTTCTATGACAGGGTAATTCCAAATTATTTTGATCCAGATGACATAACATATTCTGATAAAAAAGAAGATTATTATTTCTTTATCGGTAGAATGATTAGTAGAAAAGGAATTATGATTGCATATAAAGCCTGCAAAGCAATCGGAAAGAAACTTATAATTGCGGGGCAAGGCGGAATTATTCAAGCAGATGGAAGTTTAGTTGGTCAATACAATGATTTTAGAATGCCAAAAGGAAATTGGGAATATGTCGGATTTGTAAATGTTGAGCAACGGAAAAAACTAATGTCTAAAGCAATAGCAACATTTGTTCCGACTGTATATTTAGAATGTTTTGCTGGAACACATATTGAAAGTATGTTAGCAGGAACTCCTCCTATTACTACTGATTTCGGAGTTTTCCCAGGAACTATTCCAAATATATTAAATGGTAGAATAGGATTTAGATGTAATACTCTTCAGGACTTTGTAGATGCTGCGAAGAAAGCACAAGATGTAAATCATATAGAAGTACGAAAATATGGAGAAAGATTCTTAATGGATAATGTAAAATTAGAATTTCAAAAATGGTTTGAAGATTTAATGAATGTTTATGAAAGTGTTGTAGATACAAAAAAGAAAGGTTGGCATAATATTAAATAAAAGTCGACAAATTTAACCAAAAAAATTAACAAAAAATAATATTACTTAACCAAAATGTTTTTAAAACAGGTTTAAATTATTAACCTGTTTAATATGAACATAAAAAATAATGGGGAGAAAAAGTTTAAAATCTGTATGAAATGTAAATGTAAGAAAGTCGCCGATTTAATAAATTTTAAATCACACAAAGAAACGAAAGACGGATTATCAAGCTGGTGTAGAAAGTGTAAGCAGAAAACAGATAGAATATATAGTAGAAAATATAGATTAGAACATCCTGAATGGAAGAAAATGGACAATAAAAGGAATTTACCATTGCAAAAAAAATTAATAAAAGAATATCAAAAGAAATTTCCAGAAAGAGTAAGTGCAAATGCAAAAGCGGGTAGGGCAAAAAGAAGCGGTAAACTCAAACAAGAATGTTGTATTGTCTGCGGTTCTGAAAAAAGTGTAATGCATCATTCCGACTATACTAAACCTTGTGAAGTTGTTTGGTTGTGTCATTTACATCACAAACAACTTCACGCAGGAATTATTGTCTTGGAAAAAATACAACAACAAGTTTAAATAAAAGTCGAAAAATTTAATCAATCTTAACAATAAATATGAATATCTTATGCTTGATTGGACTACATAAATGGAAAATGACAAAAACTTTTTTACTGTGGAGATGCGAAAGTTGTGGAAAGGAAAAAGAAGATATTTGGTTTTAATCAATCACTAATAAAAAAATTATGACTAAAGAAGAATACACCGAAGCAACATACGAAAAAGTCATGGAGTTGCTTACAAAAATAGATAAGGAAATGTTGACGAAAGATGAGTTCAAAAAAAGGAATCGATATAATTGATCAACAGATTATTATGAAAAAAATATAAGTTGATAAAGCCAGAATCGTCAATATTTGAGCGATTCTGGCGAATTAAACAGTGTCAGAATAGTATTAACTATTTTAATAAACGATAATATGAAAACACAAGAAAACAAATATGAAATACTAATAAAAGTTGGACCATATAATGCAGAAATGGTTGTAATTAAAGCATGGTCAGAGGCTGAAGCACTAAAAAAAGCAGAAAAACGATACCCTGCTTCTTATAAAGTACTTTCTACTAAACTTAATTAAATTAACAAAAAATATATGCACATAATAGATATTATTGTCGTAATAACTCTAATAACATTAACAATTACTACGGCAGTACAACTAGAAGAAAATAAAGAATTAAGAAACTCAATAGCCACTCAACCAGAAATAGTTAAAATTGTGAATGAAGAAATTTCTTTTACAGACTCAATTCAATATAAATCTATACAAGATGAATTAAAAACAAAGAATAAAATTATTGAACTTGATAATAAGATATTTGTTCAGCATCAAAAAGAACTTGAATATTATGGTGATTACATTGTAGCTATTCTCAAAGGAAATGATCGTGATAAAAGATTGCTACGAAAAGAAGTTTTAAAAGCTGGTGAAGAAATACAAGAAATACAAAAAGAATTAGATAAATTAACTAATCTTAGAAAGGAATTATAATATGTCAAATAAAAACGCATTTGATGAAAATCTACGTAAATTAGAAGAAGAATCTGATAGACGAATGGACTTATACTTTGACAAACAATTACTGATAAATGTTAAAAAACAAGATAATTCAATTAAACAAGCGATTAATGATCTTGTTTATGAACTCAACTCATTTGTCACAGATGCTTTCTATTTAGTTCAAATTATTATACTTGTAGCAATACTTATTATTGTTTGCATTGTCATTCCAGTTATATTGGTATTGTTTATTTTTCCCCAATTAACTCATCAATAGTTGCTGCTAAAAATGCTTTTGTACCAAGATAAAATGGAATTTTATCTGATTCTATCAAAGAATTAAATTTATTTAGTGTTTTAGAAGAAAATGATTTGAAAGCAACAGAGTCATACACTTTTTTGCCAAGTACTAATTTAACTCCTCCGACTCCTAGCATTTCACCACCTAAGCCAAGTAACCATTCTGTTTGGCCAATTGCAGGTATTTCTTTACCAGTATTAATAGATTGTCTCATTGCAGGTAATGCTTCTGTCAGCACTGCTATTCTTGTAACTTTGTCTTTCATTTCTGGTAAAGCTTTTTTTGTTCTTTCAAACAATTCTTTAGCAACAAGAGACGGTATAGAAATATCGTCTTTAGTCCTTGCTATTACTTTATTTTCAACTTCTCTACTAAGATTTAATGCTAATTTTAATGCTTCATTTCTTGAAATAGATTTTTGGCCAGGTTTAATATATTTATTAACAATTATATCAACACTCGACCTAGTAAGTAATTTGTAATCTTTAATCAATGGATCATATTTTGTAGTAGTTTTTTCTAATTCTTTTATTGCAGTATTAAACACTGATTTTTTGAAAGTCTCTATTTGAATAGTAGAGCTTTTTTTATTTAATGCTTTTTCAAGAATTGGAGTTAATTTATTTATTTCTTTTACAAATTTTGTATTAACATTATCTGCATTCCAAGCAAACATTCGCTGTTTTGCAACATCCATTGCAATAGGATGCTTTGCAATATCTTCTTTAGACCTTCTTAAAATATTAATCCATAATTTTTCTTGAGCTTTTGCACTAGCTGCTGATACTACTTTACTAATTGGTTTAGCCATCATGCTAAACATTGACAAACCAACAGGAAATGCAGCACCAACAATAGCAGCTTCTTTTGCTTCTTTTCCAATTTCTCCTTCTTTAATAGCAGTTATGCCACCAAAACGAATTCCTTCTTTTATTGCTTTTGATACAGTTGGTTTAGATAATATTTTTGTACCTTTAGCTATTATATTTAACACCTTTGGATCTGTTGAAGAAACAACCTTTTCTGCGGTGCTTATAGTTTTGCTTACTACTTTTTCTACTTTGCTAATTGTCTTTGGTTTTATAACTTTTTCTAGAAACGCTAATCCTTTAGAAGCTGTTTTTGCTTTTCCGCCTGGATATGGAATAAAGAACTCTGCTATTTCTTCAACACCTTTACCAAATTTCTCTGCTTTATTTTCTGCTTTAAATGCATCAATAGATCTAAAGTATTCAGAAGCAGTTGGAGTTTTAGGAGCTGGTGTAATACCAACTTTACCTAATGCATAATTTATTACTCTTCCGACAGTTGCTTCTAAACCTTTTTGGCCAAGTGAAGAGATACCTGCTAAAGTTTCTGCTGATCCTTTAGTTATTCCAAGACCTACTCCTTTAATAGTTTCAGGCACAGTTAATTTTTCTTCAGGAGGCTTAGATATTATAGTAGGACCAAATGCACCTTCAACTGGTTTACCAGTATCTGCATATAATTTTCTTCCTTGAACTGTAATAGTTTTTCTTTCAGGTTTAGTTTCTTCTAAAGTTTCTTTTTGTGTAATTACTTTATCTTCAGGCACTTTTTGCCTACCTCGATATGCCCTATGCTTTCGCATTAATAGTAATCCTACTTCTCTGTCAGATTTCCCTGAATATTCAGTGCTATTTGGATATCTATTTTTGGCTAAATTACCTAATTGTTCTACATTCATAAAATTAAGCTAATCGATTATAATTGGCAAATCCTGTCATTTTACTAATTGGTATTGCATGAGTAAGAATTTTCTCATCCAATTTGTAATTACTATCTTTAACTGTGGCAATACCATCTTTAATTGAAAGAATTATTCCAACATGACCAGTATCTTTATACGGCATAGTAAATACCATTCCTGGTTCTGGTGTAGTAATAGATTTATCCATCTTTGCCATTTTTGAAGCATAACTATCTCCTACACCTAAACCTGTTATGCTGTTAACAAATCTACCACATTGACCTCCTTTTTCACCATCTTCTTTTCCTACTAATGCAATTAAGGCTGAATTTGTGTCGCCTTCAACATTACTAAAATCAGATAAAGCAGATATTGCTCTATCAGTAATCATTTTAATAACTCCCATTTCTTTAATGAATGCTTCCTTTGACATATTATATCCAATTACTTTGCCCTGTTTATTCAATACAGCTGCTCCACCAATGGAAGTTGCTGCATTTTGAAGCATTATTCTTTCTTGATCAGATAATGCACCAAGGGTGCCACCTCTTGCTTTTAATGCTATGAGGGTATCCATAGTTTCTTTAGATAATACTTGTTGAACTTTCAATATAACATCTTGAGTAGTTCCAAGTATTGCATGAGAAGTAAATCCTACTGTCGCAGTTACCCCTGTTCCTGTGATGTTCTTTACTTGATCATCTGCAATTATACTATCGATAACAATATTTTTATCTTGTAAAGCAGCGATCATAGAAGCATCTTCAGTACTAACATCTCCACCTGCACCAACTTTAATATCATATGCACCAGTGTTTGTATTCCACATGAAGACATCTTCACCAATCTTTACAGTTTTACCTATGTTTGGATCTGCTTCTGCTTCTTCTCCGAAATCAACTGGTAATGCATATATTGAACCATCTGGGAAAGTAATATAATTCTCTACTGGTAATGTAGCAGCTTCTTCTTCAGTAATTGCCACGAATCCATCAAGTGCAAGATCTCTGTGGAATTTTAACATTTCCATCAAATCATCTTTTTCATTTTCATCTAATACTCCTTGAATTTCTAATGCTTTAATTTCTAATTCTGCTGCATCGTATGCATCTTGTGCAGTATCTTTAGCAAGTTGATGTGCTCTATCCCAATTACCTTGTGCAATAGATTGACGTATTTCAAGATTTGTCATTTCAGTAATTCTTTGACCTTCAAGTTTAGATTGTTCTGCATCAATAACATGACCAGATGCTAATCTATTAGCTATTCTAGTTTTTTCACCAGAATAGAATTCTTTTCTGTCTTGGATAGTTGTTTCTATCTCTGTAATTTTATCTGATTTGCCTTCAAGATCTAATTCTTCTGCAGCAGTATCAAATGCTTCTTTTTTAATACCTACCATTTCTTTTATCTTATCAATGATTGATTGAAAAGCAGATTTTTGTTCCGGAGTTCCATCAGGAATAATTGTATCAGCATCAGTTGTTTCTGCTGTCGGAGTATATGTTCCCTTTGCAGTTTCATCTGCCATTTCAGCTCTACCTGTTCTTTCAAACCAATCATTTAACCAAGTGTTAGCTTCTGTTCCTGCTTTATATGGATCTTGTCCAGGGAATAATTTTTCAACTTCAGTTTGTACATCAGTTCTAGTTCCATAATAATCTACTAGAGTACCTCCTTCTGGTGCAGTAGTTTCAACTGGCACTGTAGGTGTGAATGTCCCCTTAGCTGCTTCATCTGCCATTTCAGCTTGACCAGTAGTAGACCACCAATTTTTTAACCATTCATTAGCTTCAGTTCCTTGTTGCAATGGATCTTGTCCTGGGAATTCAGCAGATGCTGCTGCAACTACATCAGGTCGAGTATTATAATAATCAACTAAATCATCACCTGTAATTACTGCAATATCTTCTTCAAGTGGAATTTGTTCAGCCATTTCCGTTGCACCTGTCCGATTCCACCAATCATTTAACCAACGATTTGCAGCAGTTCCTTGTTTGAAAGGATCTTGACCAGGAAATGCTTTTGTAATAACAGACTGAACATCGGGTCTTTTATTATATGCATCAATTACTGCATTACCTGTGATTGCTGGTGCTTCTCGAGTAGTTTCTGTTGCCCAACTAAAATCAGACCAATCTTTATCAGACCATTGTGATTGAGGTTTAGTTTTAATTAATGTTTCAATATTCTTTTGCTGAGTTGCATCAAGATCAGTTCTAAATGCAGGTATTTCAGCAATACCATCTACACCGAAACGTTGACCTAGTCCTGTTAATTCAGGAACTGTAATATCAGGTGACAATGGTTCTGGTTTGACATCACTAATCAAAGATCTTTTTGGAATTACTGTAATTGGTAAATTGTCACCATCACCTAAATCAAGACTAGTCTTATCAGAAACAGACGACGGTTTTTGTACTGTTGCTGGAGCAGAAGCCTTCCAGCCAGATGCAAGATATTCATTATATTGTTCTGCTGGAACTTCCTTTTGACTTCCTCTACTACTCCAAACCAATCTTTTTTTTGGATTCCAAGAAGGAGTTATTCCTCCTATTGTTGTAGCCATATATTTTTTAAGTTATTTATTTATATTATATTGCTAATAAATTTTCTATTATTTCAAATCTTTCATCTGAAATATTTAATCTTTGTTCTAAAGTCTTAATATCTTTTTTATATTTATCAACAAGTTCTATCAACTCTTGGACAGCACTAACGGTTACACCAATTGTTCTTGTTAATTCTATGTCTTTTTCCCCAGTGTCTTTATCTGTCATTTTCATTTCATCAGGAAACTCATCTATTTCAAAGTAATGTCTTTTACCAGAATGATAATTCTTTCCTTCTTTTATTTTTGATTTCTTTATTTTTTTAAATATATCTATTCCTTTCTCAACAGTAGGCAATGCACAACCAAGATAATTATCTGAGTGGACTGCATACCATGCAATTCCTGTATATCCGAGTCGATATGTACTATCAGCAGTTGGTTGTAAGTCATCATTTATTCTAAAAACAGTTCCATCATGTCTAAAACTTTGAGATGTTCCATTCCAATAAATATATTGACCACTATCCATATAAAGATTTTGATCAAGATAAAGATGTCTCCACTTAAATGATGAATCGCCCAGGTCTTTTGCATTTGCAGCACTCGGCCTCCATTCTCCACCAACTACACCTCCTCCGTCTATATAAGATACTCCCGATAAATATATATTCCCAAACTTGTAAGAAGATGACCCTAAATTGTAACCGTAACTCGTGCAATAATATGCGTCTGATTTAAAATAATGACTCGCTGTATTTGTATACATATACAGACCATCAGAAATTCCATACAAATAATTCATCGTCCCGCCAGTCGGAGAATTGAAATAAAAAGTAGCAGTAGTTATTTGTATTCGTTCGTGATTACTACTATCATATACTCTTATAAAACCAGCTCCAACATACACCCTCGCACCTGAGGATGCAGTCTGATATAGTCCACCAGTAATCGTAACACCTGTAATTGACACACCGCTTATATCTCCACCATTTATTCTTGCAGCGTTCATAGTTCCTGCTGTAATTTTAGTAGCACTTAAACTTCCAATCTGTGCATCGGTGATTGTAGCATTCGCAATCTTCCCACTAGTAATTGTAAGATTAGATATTTGCGAAGCAGTAATTGTAAGATTTGCAATTTTGCTTGCTGTGATTGTTGTATTTGCTATATTTGTAGCTGTAATTGTGCTTGATGCAATATCTGTACCAGTAATAGTAGCATTAGTGATATTTGTGCCAGTAATTGTACCTGAAGCTATTTGACTTCCTGTTATCGACGCTGATCCACTTATTTGAGTTGTAGTGATTGTTGCATTGGCTATCTGCGTAGCAGTTATTGTTGTGTTTGCTATATTAGATCCAGCTATCGTAGCAGAAGCAATTTGTGTGCCAGTAATTCCAGCAGTTGAACTTATTTGTGTTGTGGTTATAGATGCATTGGCTATTTCTGTTGCTGTTATAGTATTATTAACTATATTACTTGCTGCTATTGTTGTTGCGGCAATCTCTGTTCCAGTAATTGTGGCATTAGCTATTTGACCTGCTTGAATTGTATTATTTGCAATGTTGCTTCCTTCAATAGTAGTTGCAGCAATATTAGCACCTGTAATTGTTGCTGCTGCAATCTGGTCGCCACTAACATCTGTTGCATTCCAAATCAATTTATGAATACCTGCTGTATTTGTAGCAACTAAGACGTCTTCATTCGCTAAAGTAGGTAATGTTGCAGATTTTTGAAAAGTCGTTGTACTTAATGAAAAATCCCACCAAATATATTTTAAATTTGTATTGCTATTTGTTATTGTGTATGTAGTGCCATTATAATCAACAGTAACATCTGACCAAGCAACTGAACTACCGTCTGGTGAATCATCAGTAAATGTACCACTGATTACAATAAGAGGTAATGATACTTTTCCAATAGTAATAGTGTTATTAGTAATGTTATCACCTGTGATAGTAGCAGAAGCAATTTCAGAACCTGTGATAGTAGCAGAAGCAATTTGAGTAGCAGTAATTGTATTATTGATAAGATTACCACCTGCAATAGTAGAATTTGCAATTAAAGCACCAGTTATCGCTGCTAATGCAATTTGAGTTGCACCAATAGTATTATTAACAAGATTTCCACCTGTTATAGTTGTATTAGCAATTTGTGAACCTACTATTCCAGCTGCATTAGCTAATTGACTACCAGTAATAGCAGCGGTGGCTGAAATATTTGTGGCAATAATAGTAGCATTTGCTATTTGTGTAGTAGTAATCGCACCATTTCCGATTTGCGTTGCGGTGATAGTTGCGTTTGCGATGTTTGCTGCTTCAATTGTAGTACCAGCTATTTGAGTCCCCGTGATGGTAGCATTTGCAATCTGACCTCCTGTAATTCCTGCTGTATTACTTATTTGAGTAGCGGTAATTGTCGCATTGGTTATATTCCCAGCATCTATTGTCGTAGCAGCAATCTGTGCACCTGTAATGGTAGCGTTTACAATATTTCCAGCTTCTATAGTAGTAGCCCCGATATTGCTTCCTGCAATAGTAGCATTGGCAATCTGCGTTCCCGTAATACCAGCAGTGCCACTAATTTGAGCAGATGTTATAGTTGCGTTTGCAATTTCTGTTGCTGTAATAGTCGCAGTTGCTATCTGTGAAGCTGTAATAGTAGAATTAACAATATTTCCTGCCTCTATTGTAGCACTAGCGATATTAGATCCAGCAATAGTTGCATTAGCGATTTGAGTTCCTGTTATAGTAGCATTAGCTATTTCATTGGCTGTTATGGTCGCAGCAGTTATGTTTGTAGCTGTAATGGTTGCATTTGCAATTTGAGTACCAGTTATTGTAGCAGATGCAATTTCAGCTGCGGTAATTGTAGCACCTACTATATTATCATTAGTAATTGTGTTATCTTCTATGTCATTACCAGTGACACTAACACCACCTTCATTTTGCATTACACTCCAAGAAGATGGAAGAATTAACTCATCCATCAAAGGTGCATCAACAATATCTTTCTTATATAATATATCAATCTTTACGTTTGCCATACTAGTTACTTAAATAATGACCGAATATTTTAATTTTTCTAACTTTTACTGTATTCGTAGTAGATCCATTTACATAATCATACTTCAATTTAAAATTATCACATTCTTTGTTTGGATAAAAACTTTTTCTAATGATTGTCGCACCATCTCCAGTATGAGATATTGTCCCAATAGAAGCAGAATTAGCAACTACAAGATCTGGTAAAATATTTATATCCATTCTTGCACCAGTTGACATTGGATAAATATCTACAAGAATTTCACTAATCATTCCATGCTTATTACCTTTGGTTACATCAAACACTAATGAATATGCCTCTGAATTTACATCAAGACCAGATGCTTTAGCTAATTGATATGCAGATGCTCCGTCATGTGAAGCAATCATCAATGTTCCAAAAGGATTTCCTAATCCACCAACTTCTGATAAACCTCCATCCATTAAATTGAATAGCACTGGAGGAACTACTTTTTTGTTTAATGTACCCCATGAATATACTTTATGGTTTGAAATCCAATTAAGTATACCACCTTGTTTTGTTACTTGATAATATAAAGGCATAGAACCTTCATAACTTTCTAATTCTTGAATCATATTACCATTAACATATCCTAATTTATATCCTCCGTCTGCATTTTCTTCTTGATACCATACATATACTATACCATTATCTGCTAACAATGCTCCAATCCTTCCCTTGATTATAACATAACTTCCCCACGTTGTTGCTACTCCATTCCATGTATATATTGCTGCTTCGTTAGAATTATTACCAGCAATCGCAGGATAATTAACTCCTATAAAATACCAATCGTTTGTTTTTGTTAAAGCTGCTACTTCTGAACCTGCCTTGAAATCAAGACCAGCATCTCCTGTACCAATATCTAAAGTTGTTCCATCATATGTTCCTACATATCTACCATTACCAAATGCTATCTTATCAGCAACAATCATTGATGGATGAGGTGCATTATTTAATGATGCTGCACCAGCTGGTTGAGTGCTAAAGAAATCTACATCCATTGAGTTTGTAGCAACTGTAAGTTTTAAGCAATCTCCTGCATCGCCACTATGATTATAAAAACCATAAACATCTTCTTGATAAACAATAATACTTTCACCCAATTCTCCAGTAACTGCTGCCTTATCTATTGTTTGAGGATAAGCAGTTGTTACCACTGAAGCTGCTTTAATTTTATAAAGTAAATTGCCACCTATTGCAAAAGCAACATCTGCTGAAGCAACCGTTGGTGTAATTCCTTTTATCAAAGTAGTAACTGAAGCAGAATTTGCTAATTTAGCAAGGCCTGGACCTTGTTGAAAACAATTTGGATCACTCATATCAATTGTCTTCATATCATTAAATTGATTTTTATTTCCTACAAAGACATTATCATTCTTATACCAAGCAGGAATAAAACCTCCGAATGGTGCGGAAATTTCTATATAAAATTCTTCTTTAGTTGGATTTGCCATAATTTTTAATTAACATTATCTAAAGTTTTTACTTTTATTTCATTAATATATGAAGTAGTTGGTTTAGTTTCTTTAGTGTGAGTAGTAGTCGGTTTAGTTTCATGAGTGTATATATAGGCAATCAAACTTTGCAACACACTGTTGAATTGAGTACCATTAAAATTTAAGTTATTCATATCTATTATTTAGAAAAGTAAAAAAAAGTTTCCTTGTGCTGTTGGTGCAGACGGAGTTTCTTCATCTCCGTATGTCAATAAAGTATCTCTGCCAGTATTGTTAGTTGCTTTCATCCATGCTGCTGATCTAAGAGAAGTTGAAATTCTAACTTCATCAACTAGACCTAAAAAATAACCTGCTCCAGATGAATGCTCGCCAACTGCAAATGGTCTTAATGTTGCTAAACCTGGACCAATAGCAGCAGAAGAATCTTCTAATGCACCATCAATATATAACCTTGCTGTCGGTGTACCAGACGGATCCCATGTTACAGCAACATGATACCATGCATTATCCTGTATCAGAGTAGTCGATACGACATCCTGAGCTGACCCACTTGTTGAACCTTGTACTTGACCATCGTCATAATCAGAGACACTAATAACCAAATATCCTTCTAAAGAAACAATATAACGAACAGATTCATCTGCAACGCCTGGTGTTTTGCAAAAACATTCTAATGTTGCACCGTATGTAGTGAAATCTGCTGCAGCAAAGGGATTTGCTACTGAATGTATTCTATCATTAGAACCATCAAACGATTGTCCTTTTGCAATTATACCAGCTGTTTCTATTGGTTGATTTGCGGCTACTTTTGTGCCATCAAAACTATTAGAAGTGCTATCTTCAACTGTAGAAGTAGTCAAATCTTTCATGTGATATACCAACCCAAAGTATGCATCCCAAGTATTAGCTGGGTCAGCACCATCAGCAGTATCAGTCGTTCTATAATATACATAAATATCAGTATCTGTTGCAGAAGCGATAGTTGGTACTTTTACCCAATACTCTGCCAAATCACTTGCATCATCGTGTCTTTCTCTTTCATACTTCAAAAGAGTTTCACCGTCCGAACTGGTAAATCTAATATCAAATCCATCTGTATTTGCTTTGGAAAAATCTAATCTTGCACTTGTTAATGCTACAAGAATTGGAAAATCCGATAAAGCAGAATCAATTTTTGTGCAATCGATTGTCAATTTACGCCTAGTTGTATATCCTGCTAAAAATCCCATTATAGATTACTTAATTTTTAATGCATCATATTCTGCTTTAATTTTATCAAGTTCTGTTTGATTTTCTAATCCCAACTCAACTAATTCTTTCATTGCAATTGCTTTTGATTTGACTACTAACATTTTCTGTGCTGTGATTTGTTCTGGTGTTAATGTCACAGTAGCAACAATTGGATTACGCTCACTCCAAAATGCTTCATCTTTATCATTCACATAAAAGTGAATCCATTGTCTTATTAAACAATCATTATTTTTAGCAAATACTGGAATTGAACAATGTGATATGCCCTCTTCAACATCGCTTGTTTTTACTTTATCAACTAACACAATTTCAAATTGTGCTTTTAATTCGTTGATTAGTTCTGCTTGTGTCATATGTTTATGTTAATTATAAATTAAGTTTCATCTGAAACTGCGACGCATCCAAAGATTGAATCAACAGTATCATAAATAAATCCTACTGAAAGAAGTTTACTTGCAGTAGTAGTCGTTGGAAGTGCAACGCCTCTGTCCTCAAATGAAGCACCCCAAGTTATAGCTCGAGCAGTTGCATTATCTAAAATTCTAACAATAAGTTTTTGACCATTGGTAGGTGTACCTGAAAGATTAGTAGTCATTGAAGTAATTGCTGTTGCTAATGCTGTAATTGAATGTAGATCTGAATTATCTGTATTTATAGTTGGTGTTGCTGAACTTGCTTCTGTCGTTACTCTCGAAGTAATCCGTTTATTCGTAAGAGTAACAGTGTTTGTCAATGTAACAGATTCTGCTCCCGTGTCGCCTTGGATACCCGTGTCGCCTTGTATTCCTGTATCGCCGTCAACTCCTTGTACGCCAGTATCTCCAGATATTGTTGAATCCGCTCCCGTATCTCCAGTTATTCCAGTATCACCTTGGCTTCCTGTTATTCCTGTATCACCAGGTATAATACTATCTGCTCCAGTGTCGCCGACACCTGTGTCCCCTTGAATCCCTGTGTCTCCAGGGACAGTTGAATCTGCTCCAGTATCACCAATACCAGTATCTCCTTGGATACCAGTATCACCTTTTACCGTGCTATCAGCTCCTGTATCTCCTTGAATTCCAGTGTCTCCTTCAACACCAGTTGCACCTGTCGCACCTGTATCACCAGGAATAGTTGAAGCAGTACCTGTATCACCGACACCCGTGTCGCCTTGTATTCCTGTGTCGCCCTCATCTCCTTGAATTCCAGTGTCTCCAACTCCAGTATCACCTTGTGTGCCAGTATCGCCAGAAACAGTACTTGCTGCACCAGTATCTCCGTCAACTCCAGTATCGCCTTTGAGATTATTTTCTAATCCATAAGTAGCATCATTGTAATGACCAGCCGTTACTAACATTTCAACTCTTGAACTTTGAGCGTGTTCTACTGCTGTTGTGCTTTCCTTTGCTCTTACTATTGTCAATACATCGCCAGTTCTGGAAGTACACCAAACAATCTCAACATTCGGATCATTGCTTGGATTAGGATATGTCACTGAATCCCAAATAGTAATAACAAATACTCCAGATGATGGAAACCCTGCCCCTTCACCTGTATCCAAATTCAATTCAGTTGCACCAGATGTTAATGGATCGTCTGATACAATACCAGCAGCATTGTTTTTTATTTCGAATATAGACATATTTGTAAGTTATTTATTATTTGCAGTAAGGAAAGGGATCGAACCTTTGTCTTTCGTTTTGGAGACGAATATTCTACCATTAAAATACCAAACTGTGTTTAATCATCAAACAATTCTCTAGTAGGATATTGTTTACCAACTTCTGCAGGATTTTTAAATCTTAGAGGATAGTTTAATTCTCTACTTGCCAATTCTTTTGCCATGATTTCTATTCTACCATAAAATTGTTTTTCCATTCTATCTGCTCTGTCCCATACTTCATATCTTTCACATGCTTTACCTGCAGCATATACTGCCATGTCATCATGATAATCTTCAGGAATAACTGATATATCACCAGAATTTACTAATGCAGAAGGTCTGGCAATATAATATATTTGACCACCTTTCGTAGATAATACAGTAGGTTTAGGTCTAATTCTCATATAGTTATTAGTAATATCAACTATTGGATTTGATGTACTTACACCTTCTTCTTCACTAGTATGCTGTATCTCAGTTGGATTATAACCGGAAGCAATAGAATAATCACTATCTGTAGTAGGTGTTGTATATGCTAATCTTAATTGTTTGAACTTGAGTAAATCAGTCGGTAATTGATACAAGCCAGAGTTTGCTGCTAAATTAAAAGTTGTTTTCTGTTCTTCAAAGTAGTCTTCATTAACTCTAATTATTCTCATAACCATTTTTAATTGAGCATCATTAAGATGCCGATCAATTTCAGCATTTGTTAATCTGGTTGTATCAGATATATTTGATTTGAATCTCACTTGAGATCTTAATGTGGCTAAATTCATAATTGTATGTTATAGGTTTAATATAAAATCTGACCATCGACTAACATGTGCCGACATATCATACTTTTTAATTGAATCATTATATGCATTTTCGCCAATTCTCTTTCGTTCCTTTTCATTTTCTATTAAATAGCTAAGACCACATACCCAATCATCATCTGTTTCTGCTAATATGCCAGTATGTCTATTCAATACATTAGTATAATGATGAGCAGAATATACTGCGGGAATCTTGTTAATGCTATATTCTAAATATTTGCATTGGCTTTTACATTTATTAAAAAAGTTCTTCTGCAATGGTGCTATTGCAATATCTGCTTGAAGTGCTGCTAATTTATATGGCCATATATTGCCAGGCACTGCTAAAATGTTTTCACGATTATTAGGTATTCCTTCCCATAAATCATCACCATATATAAATTTTGCTTGTAAATCGTCTGTTTTAACACCACCGTCACCGACATAAATAAATTTAACATGTGGATATTTTTCTAAAATCCTTTTCATTATTGGTTTGAATTTCAGTAGATCACCTTTATGACTTGTACTTCCTGCCCAAAGTAAGCGTATCATATCTGAATGATTTGGTTTATATTCTTTTAGCCAATGAGTAATATCAAGATAATTGTCAAAAACTAATGATTTTTTTGCAAGCCAACCATACTGTTTCTTTAAAGTTTCATTAGTTGTAATAAAACCATCACAGTGTCGTAAACAATTTATTATTTCTTTCCATACTTTCGTTTTGTTTTTGAAACCTTTTATACTATCATAACTATAATGAGTCTTTGGTACTGTATGTATTAAATCATCACATTCAAATACTACTTTTTTTCCTAATTTTTTACATAACTTAACAATTGCTGCAGAAAATACCATTTCTAATATTACAATATCTGACCATTGGATATGTTGTTCCATTTGCTGGTCATTGCTATCTGATAATATAACTTCATGACCAAGCGATTGCATATACTTCAATTGTGGTATCATTCGATAATACCTTGAACCTGAGCCATTATGTATTGCATAGATCTTTAACTTTGTAGTAGTTATCATTGTAGATGTGTTCATTTTGTATGTCTTAAAATTGAATCGAGTAAATAATCATGCCCGTATTGTTTTTCAAGTAATTTTGCATTGGGTATTTGACAATGTCCACCAATCACATCGTTCTCTGGTAAATACAATATTGGTCGAATTACTTCAGGTTTGCCTAATTTCATATAACCAACATTATAACTATTATTCCATTCTGTCATTACTGCTTCAAAGCTTAAATTTTCTTTTTCACACAATTTATTAGCATACGAATGAAAAGCAATGCACGTTGCATAATAAGTAGTTGATAATAGTTTTGCTAGTTCAGTCGTTTTTGATTTATGTACAATTTGCGGTATCATTCCTATTTCTTCAAAATGCTCTGCTACTAATCTACCTGCACCAGCAAAATCTGCACCAATGTATTTTACAAATGTTTTAATGCCATCATATAAATTAGGATGGACACCTCTAACGGGAGAATGCACAGCAAATTTATACTCAAGTTTTTCAGTTGTACCCACTGGTACTGATGAATGAATTATTACCAAAGGTTTATAATTATCAATATGCACTTTGACAATGTCTATAAAGTTATCACTATACGGAATACACACATGCAATATATCTAATTTATCAGGAAAATCGGAAGTATCAATCTCTTCGACATATACTTGGCAATTGTTTTTTCCAACGTAGAATTTGCCGATTGCTTTGCCAACTTCACCATTTCCTAACAATCCAATATTTTTCTTAATCATATTTAAATGTTATGACTTAGTTTCTTGATAACGTACCTATGATTGCTTGCATTGTTGCAAGTAATTCTAAGTTACCAGCAGTTTCATTTTTAACAACAGTAACTGTATTTCCATCTGTTTCAATTATAATTTGTCTTTTTGGTTGAGCATTAATTGGACCAGGTGCAGGAATTTCTACTTGTTTTTCAAGTATTGTTTTCTTTGGAGATTCTTTAACGTCTTCTCTTATTTTTTTAGCATTTGATTTTTTACCCATAATATTTTTATTAATATTAGTTAAATTATTTTTAGAATTCATCAGTTTCTTCAATACAATTGACATTATAACTTGATGAAGTTGGTCTGTTTACATTATCTACGTTACCACTGAAATTAAATGTTCTTTTTTCCTTTTCTAATTTTTGAACAACTTTAATCAATTCCTCTAAAGTGTCCATTGTTATATTTTTATTTACTTTCATGATTTATATTCCTTTCTAGTTTATTTATCTCAACATAGTCTTCACTTATAAATCCAAATGAAGCATCTGCTGGAACATTAGTAATTATATTTTGATAACATGCATCTAAATTATTTTTAACATTTGGTGAATATCCACAATGTCCATGACCAACTATTATATCAGTATCAGGTAACATCTCTTCGAACGACCAATTGTTTTGAAATGTTTTTGTTCCTTCTGGTACATTACGTGGGTGATTACTATTAATCGCTACAATATATCCTTTATCTCGTAATGCTACAAATGCATCATATGAATATTGCCAATAAGGAGCACAACATATCTTCTTATAATTTAATCCAATTCGTTCAAACATATTTTCAGATGCTGTCAACATTGTCATAATAGTATCGTACGGTTTGGTCATTTCGAAATGAGTATGAGCAAAGCCATGCAAACCAATTTCTAACCATTCATAACTATTTATAACTTCTGCCCATTTTTTATATTTTTCTACTTTAAAATGTTTTTGATTGCCAGGTTGAAAGAATTCTTTTGGAAAAGGTATTGTAAAAGCAGTCATTTTAAAGTCAGGTATAAGACGTTGCATTCTTATTATTTCATCCATGCCTGGCATTAGAAATCCAAAATCATGTACATCCATGTAAAATTTATTTGGCATATTGTTCTTTCGTTAGTTGCTTAAACGAGTAGTCATAATACTTCTCTGATGCTATTTTACTTTTATGCCAATTATGATATAAAATTAAGTCAGGCACAGATTTACAAAGCAAACCATGATAATACATTTTGCCAATTAAGATATTGTCATCACCACCATATCCTTTTATCTTAGAATCCCATCCACCGTATTTCCGTAATGCTTCAGTTGGTATAGCTAAGCCATTTCCTGTTAATACTTCAAACGGACTATTCATAATAATTGCTTCATGTTGAGGAATTACATTTTTGACTAATCGCCAATCAACATCTACTGCATTTTTTCCATCTATTTGTAATCTAACTCCACATACTATAGTATCTTTATCAATTTTTTCATTCAATATTTCAAGATAGTTTAATTCAGGGAAAGAATCACCCATTATAAATAAACAATATTCCCCTTTTGCTTTCTTAATTCCTCTATTCATCATACCACTTAAATATTTTTTGAAAAAAGGTCTATCATATGTATGAGGAAAATTAAACTCAGGTTCTGCTAAGAAAAACTCTTTAGTACCATCAGTAGATCTATCATCGCAGAAAATTACTTCAAAGTTTTTATATGTTTGATTTGACAAACTTTCAATTAACTTAAACAAGTATTTACGTTGATTATAACAACCAATAATTATGCTATATTTTGGATTTGTCATATTTTTTTCCCCTTTCCATATATCCATTTATTTTCTTGATTAAGATATTCCTCGATATTAAAGTATCTACCAACTACTTCCTTTATATCTGCTAAATCTCTAAAATCATATTTATGAAATGTAGAAATTGCTAAACTATTTAATGGTATCGAAAAGGCAAGTGTATCACCTTTCAATTGAGATAAAAAGAAATCAGGATTTTCTAAATGTTCAATAGTTTCCAATGAAACACATACTTCGTGATCTGGTAAAAGGTCTTTATCTAAGTCTGCTTTAATGAATTGCACATTATCTTTAATATATGGATATAATTTAGCGTGTTCTAGTGCTTCATCGTTATTATCAATTGCTATTACTCTTTTTGCTACTAAACTATATAAATATGTTCCAAGACCAGCACCGCAACTCGCATCTAATACAATTTTATCTTTGCAATAATGCATAGCAAATATATATCTTTGCAGATTTATTGATATTTCGTATGGTCCACTAATATGTGGAACAAAAAATTCGCCGCTTTTATTTGTTAGCATGTTGTAGTTTTAATGTTCTTTTAAAATATTCAGGGTATTTACGGATTTGACCTGAAGAACCATCTATATGAATTACTGTGAACTCTTCCATATAGAATAGATTGAAACCTTTTTGCTGAACAGATTTTGATAAGAAGTAATCTTTATTACCAGGCAAGCCTTCTGGAAATACAAATCCATCGTACATTGAAAGATATGAACCAAATACTATTCCTCCTAAGTTTGGAACAATTCCTAAAATGTTATCATTTATCGTTACATATGGACTATTGCCATCCATTCGTTGTCTTAATACTCCACCAGGTGTCCCTTCTAATCCTTCTACAGTTGGACTTAGAACTAAACCTTTATTTCTTTCTAGTAATCCAACCATTGCTGACAACCAGTTATCTGTTATTTCCATTGCATCATTATCATGCTTAACAATTATATCATATTTGCCTGCTTTTCTAATAACATCAACACCTTTCATCCAACCATTTGCTACTCCAATATTATCTTTTAAGAAAACTGGAAATACATGCTTATCTTTTTTCTGCAATTCTTTTAAGTATCCTGTAGTTCCATCTGTAGAACCTTGATCTATTGGAAACCAATCAAATTCATATCCTGCAGTTTGTCTCATTGTTTCATAAGATTTTTTAGTATATTCATATCTATCTAAAACTAATGTAAAAATACCAACTTTTAATGGTTTGTAATCCGCTAAACAAGATTTATCTGCAAAAATTCTACAATCAGCAGGATTAAATGTCGGAATATAATTACCATATTCGTCATACTCTAATTTATTCTTGCTACTAATTGTATTTGAATGTTGTAAAACTTCTGTTATTAAAATAGGAACATGTATAAATTGGCATCCATTTTTATGCAATCTCATCCATAAATTCCAATCTTTAAATTGTTCCAGTTCTTCATTAAACCCACCTACTTCGATTAACTTTTCTCTTTTAACAAAAGAGACTGACATTGAAATATAATTACGTTGAGATAATAGTTGAGGGTCAAAATCAATAGACCAACCAGCTTCTCTCTTTTTCTTTCCTTCTATATTATTCAGGTAATCACCATATGCTACATCAGCAGTAGTGTGTTTTAAGTATGTATAAATTATTGCTAATGCTTCTTTTTTTCTATAAATATCATCATCATCTAAAAATGCTATATATTCACCATTTGCATTTAGTATACCAATATTTTTTGGCTTACCGTCATGACCTGTGTTTTCTGATGTTTTAATATAGCGTACTCTCTTATCTTTAAAATTTCTGACAATCTTTTCAGTATCATCAGTTGAGCAATCATCAATTATCAATAATTCAAAATCTTCAAAAGTCTGGTCAAGAACAGATTTAATTGCTTTTTTAAGAAAGTCACTTCTATTATATGTAGAAATTATTACACTTATTATTGGCATGCTTATATGTTAGTTATTAAACCATTCTCTGAGGCTACAGAATGACTTCTGTGACACCATTGTATTGAAGTTGATAGAATATACCTTTGGGGGTTTGAAGGTACCCCCACGACCTAATAAAATTGAGTAATAGAGCATTTATTAAACTCCAATGCTTAGCCTAAAGTTGCAGATGATTCAAGACGAACACCTTTTTGATTACTAAGAACTTCAGAAGAAAGAACAAATCTGTATCCATAGGTATTGTATTGTCTCAATTCAGAACCTCTTCCCGGTTCATTGATAACAATTTCAAGTTCACCCATTTCAGATTGTCCCAAGAAATCTTGACCAAAAATCAAAGAACGATAAACATCTGTCGAAGCAGAACCTGAATTTGTCAAAACAGGAATTGTAGGTGCTATAGCGAAACGAACACCCCAAATTTTACCAACTTCACCAGGAATATCATACTTTACAGTATCCCTGTACTTCACAACATCTGTCCAAGCAGAATCAGTTTGAAGATCAAATGCTACGTCTGGATGAACCAAACCAACATAAAATCCATCAGCAAATCTAGGTACAGATGAAAGTTGAAGTAATCTAACAGCTTTACGAACATCAGCAATTGTAGCAGAGCATGCTTCTATGATTCCACTTCTGTGAAGTTTACCTTTAGCATAGAGAGCAGTTCCACCAACAAGAGCCTTAGCAAGAACAGCATCATCTAAAGTTTTTGCAGCATCCATTGCCAAATCCTTTATAATTGCTTCTTTTGTTCCGTCAATAGCAGTATCCATGAAGAGTCTAGAATTCTTAATAAGATTTCCATACTCTGTCAATGTACCAGAAACACGAGTAGCATTAGAAGAACGAGCAGTAGGATCAGCACCTTCTGAAAGAGAGGCACCAGCAGTACTAACTTTAGGAATACCTACCCACCAAACAACTTTACCATTTCCTTTACCTACTTTAGCTTTACGAGTCAAGCCTTTGAGAGCAAGAGTATCATAAAGATTTTCGATGAAGAAATCATGCCAATATTGTTTGAGGGCTTTTGCACCAGTTGTAGTAGTTCCAACAGCCATATTTTTGTGATTACATTAATTAAGATAATGCTTTCTAGAATGAACCACCGTTTTTCATTAGAATAGCTTTTCTCTTGTTAAGAGGAAGTTTTCTAAAATCTTCGAGTGACATTCCTTTTGTCATATCTGACATTGCATTATCGCCTTTTTCAGGCTGCGACTTTTTATTAGCTTCTTTCTCCTTGGTCGACATATCCTCATCTAGGACATATGGTTTGAAATTTTCAATCCATAGTTCCTCATAAGTTTTATCAGGGAAAGCTCTTCCGAGTCGCTTCAAGGCTTCTTTATGGGCTACTGCATTTGGGTTTGACTTTGTATAGTCGTCCACAGCTCCCTTCTCTTCTTGTAGTAACATCTTTTGTGTAAGTTCGCTTAACGACTTCTTTGTCGTTATGGCATCATACTTTTCCGGATCCTCGGATGCAAACTTTTTTTCCATTTCTGCCATTGCGGTTTCTAAGGTGGAGTAGCGTCCTTGAGCTTTTTCTGCTTCACCTACGAGAAGTTTATTTTCAGTTGCTAAACGTTGTGCCTCTGTTGTAGAAGCAGCAAACTTTTGTTTATAGTCAACTTCTTCAGATGTCTTCTTGTCATCTGCCGTCTTATCTTCAGATTGCTTTTGAGTATCATCAATTGACTCGTCATCTTCATCATCATCTGCTGTATAGATTGTGACGTTGTCAACCCCTTCTTCAAAAGTGTCTTCTTCTAAGGTTTGGTCTTTATTATCCATTTAGATATAGTTATGCCAGTCAAATTTAGTTAAATCTGGTTAGGCGTTAATTAGTGTTATTCTTCATAGTTTTCTAAAATATCAGCAGATGTAATTGCTTCTTCTACACATCCTTTCAATTCATCTTCTATTTCTCCAATGATATTCATAGCACCTCTATTATATTCATGTATTTTTACAGACATTGAAGATTTAAACATTTTAGAAATCATTTCATTCTTTTTGTTTTCTTTAATTTCTAAAAAATACTTCCATCCTTTAGATTTAAGCATACTTTCGATATGCCTGGCTTTAGTAATGGTTTCTTTAGCATTTTTAATTATTTCAATGTTATTTTCTTCCATACTCTTGTTTTAGTTCATCTTCTCTAATGTTCATCGCTTCCATTTGCGTAGTTGCTTTTTCTTTAGTATCATGTGCTGCAACTACTCTTCCTGTATTTTGATTTGATACTATAAATTTCTTTCCTTTATGTGTTATGTCATATGGCATATATATAAATTATTAAATTAGAGGAGGTTTATTAGCATCTGCTACCATACTGCCAGGTAATGCACCAATAGATTTGACAGACCCTGGAGTAATAGTAGGTGTTGATATGTTTTCAATCTCTTTTGCTTCTTCAGTTTCATCAACAGGTACATTTTCTTCAAGTTTCTCATCTTCATCAAAGAACCAATCAGCATCAGCAAATCCTGCTTCTTCCAACCATTTCTTATATATTTTTTGTGCTAAATGAGGATATTGTTGAATTGTATCAGCATCTGCTGCTACAATTGCTAAAAATTCTAATAATTGTTTTTGTCTAAGTGCTTGATTTTGATTTATCTTTCTATCTGCTATAATCTCTATATCATATTTTCCAGCTATAGTTTTCTTATCGATTTCTGCAAAAGCTATTTGCTCTTCATCATCTAATACTTGTAATGAAGATAATGTAGTTAGATGAGCAAGATTTAATTCAACTAACATTTGACCAAGTTCTGACATACCTTCTTGTATGTTTTGATTAACACTATCAAATAAATTAAATACATTCTGTTGACCCATTACTGCTTCAGTTGCGGTTGATGCACCTGCTACGCCTTTCATTAAATTAACTACCATAGATGCTTGCTGGAATTCATTATCTAAAAAGTTAATCATTTCAAGTATGGAAGCCTTAACATCACTTACATCTTCAGATTTAAGATCGGTGTTTATATCATCTACAGTTATTATGCCACCTGGTTTTCTAATTAAATCATTTGAATTGATTGAAGCACCTCTACGTTTAATCCATTGTTTATTATTGACAAGTGAAACATTATCGAAAAATTCATTCACTGCATCATTAAATGCTTTTTGTATTTTCAATGTTGGTTCAATCGCACCAGTATCGTATGCTCTATTAGATAGGACTGCATCTTTACATCTAATCTTAACAAACGGTTTGTAATATTCACCATCAGTATCTTTATAAGAACTATCAACTCTTCGAAGTATTTGATAATTGTTTACAGTTCTACCAATGGTAATCAATTCGCCATCATTGGACCAATATTCAAATAATACACATCTAGGATTTGGATTATCAGGTTGTGCCTTGGACGTTGGTGATTTATCGTATGAACTTAATGTTGTATCAGTAGCATCATCATCTTCTTCACCTTCTATCAATTGGTTAGCAATTTCTGAATTATATTTATCATCTGCTATAATATCATCTTTGAATTTAATAACTTGATGAATTATTGGTGAATCTTGAATATCTGCAATGTAGTAATCAAAGAAAATATCTGTAATGTTTATGATATTCATCCATGGACAATTCTTTTCATCATCCCATCCTACTTTCATAATACCATTACCAAACAATAAGTTTTGTTTAATCCATCTAATTACCTTTCGTCTACCTTTCAATTTTTTACGCCATTGGAATTCCAATAACTTGCCTACTATTTTAGCCTTCACTACACTTTTACCTTCTTCAGGTCCTGCTGTTATAGTTTGATTTGCACCAGCGAAAAATGCAGATAAATATTCAACTGCTTCCTGAGTTTTAGGTATGAATAAATTTGCTAAATAAGGATTTGATGATTTATCTAAATAAGACTGATAATGTTTATAACATTCCAACCACACTTCTCTTCGACGTGTAGAAGAAGTCTGGAAGAACTTCTTTTGTGTCATTATTTTAGATGGTAACTCGGAAGAGTTTATTTTGCGAGTGTTCATTGTAGTGTAATTAAAATTTTATCGTTAAAGGTCTAAAAATTCGGAGCTCTCTTCATCGTAATTAAATCGTACTGAATCCATTTTATCATCATCTTGGAATAACTCACCAGCGAATTCAGAACTTTTCTTTTTAACAAATGGCACTTTACTTCCTAAATCCCAGACTGAAAGTGCTGCGGACATTATACAATCATCATGTATTCCTTCAGGTACCTGTATCTTTATTTTACCATTCTTACCTAATACATATTGCATACTTCTCATTTCATCTAATAGAATAGGATTATTCGGTAAAAGTATTTCTCTATTCTGTATTTTAATTGCAAGATTCTGTAGTAATGGTTCTCTGGAAGCAGAAGTAAATGTAAATGGTTGAACATTAATATGTTCTCTTTTCTTTAAATCATCGTATATTGGTTCTCCTAATCCTGTATTATCTACTAATAGTAAATGCTGTTTATATAATTTAGTATAAGCTTCAATCTTTTGCTTTTGATATGACCATTCTAATTGATTGAATCTTAATGGATGTCCTATTTTCCAATTATGTCTATCACAAGGTGTTAATACTGTCCAATCATTATGTTTACCAAGATCACATCCAATTTGATAAAACCTTTCATCATTAGGTGTTAAATTTCCATCCCATAAAACATTATCTATACCTGCAAAGAATTGACCAGCACCTTCAAGGAATTCACAGTAATATTCTTGCATGAAGAATGCTTGAGGAGTAGTTCTTCTAGCTTCTTCTAATTCTTCTGTGCTAATAATTCCAGTGTCTTCTACAGTCTTAATTGATGTCCACCAATTAGGATTACCTTTTGCTTGTTGTAAGAGCTTCCATGAGTGATTTCTTCCCTTTGGTGTATATATAAATGTTGCGGACCCTTTATTAGCTCGGAGAACTGGTTGAATAACTGATGTCCAAATTTGTTCATTCATTTCAGAGTATTCATCAAACACTACATCTATTGGACCAGCTCCTCTATGACTATCAATATTTTCAGCACCTAAGAATCTTTGTATACTTCCATTTTTCCAATAAATAGCTAATTCACTATCATTTAATTTATGGACTAATTGCATTGGAACATGTTTCTTTACCAGAACATCCCACATAACTCTTTTTGCCTGAGTATAAGTCGGTAAAAAATAATAATAAACATTAGGTGTTGTCACTGCTTTCCTTATCTGTTCGTTCAGAGCTACTGTCGACTTCCCCGCCCTTCTGTGAAACACTGCTATCTTGTATCTTGCTTTGCTCTGTAGAAACTCCAGTTGGTGAGGTCTCGGTTGGAACTTGTATGGTATCGTTATTTGCATATTGGATAACATTAATTTTTAATGGATCTCCATTTGGATCAGCATGTCTTTCATCCTTAGCATCACGGTAATCGTGTTTTGTCAACATTAGCTTTGTAATAGCAGAATTGAAATCTCCTCTTAATCCGTTAGAAATAAGAACTTTTGCTTGCTTTACTTTAATTTTTTCAAAGATGTGTAAAAACTCAACATTTTTTTCATCATTAGCCCAATTATAAAGAGTCTTTCTGGATACATCTAAATAATATGCGAGTCCTTCAATGCTAGGAATTATATCGTCCTTATCTAAGTTTTGCCAATTCTCTAAATAATACCTGGATGACAAAACTACCTCTGGAGTTAGTCCATAAGGTCTGCCTTCTGGATTTTTATCGGGAGTTTCTTTTGAATTTTTATCTGGTGTTTTTTTTTCCATTATAATTTCTTTTTGATTATACAGAACTTGATAGAATTATTTTTTTAATTCTTCTTCAATACGTTTTTAAATGTTGAGGTATTTAACTGTCTTAAACAATCAATTTCTTTAATAGACATTTCCTCTAAAAAAAATTCTTATTTTTTTCATTCCACAATTCTCTTGCTTCTTCTTTATTTTTATATCTATCATTCACAAATGACATTATCTTTTCTGGAATTTTAATTCCAAGCAATGATAAATTTTCAATATGAGATGATATTTCTCTAAAAATAAATACACTTAAAGTGTAATAAAATAAAAATGATGTTTCCGAAAGCATTCTAACGATAACAGTCAATAGAATTATAGTAACCATATATCCAATCATTCTAGGTATGCAAGCACCCATTCTATGAGATGAAAAACGTTTAAATTTTATTGCAAGTGCAATTCCGAGAAAAATATCAACGAATAGAACAATAAATAACATTTGGATTGTTTGATATTCTTGTAAGGTATATGTAAACAAACCAGCTGGAATTATTAAGACAAAAAATTTTGACATATTAGACTGCACAAAAGCAAATATATTTGATAAGATCATACTGCTAAATTAATACTTATATTATAATTATAAACTTTTTTTTTGACATTGTCTATCTACTACGATACTTCTCCAATTGTTATTTCTTTTAGTTCTATATTCATATTTTTTTATTTAATTATTATTTTTGTTAATCCGTCGTTTTATTTCTTGTTCAGACTTTTCTTGTAAATCATCATCAATTTGCATCTCTATAATCGTGTTTAGTCAACATCAATTTAGTAATAGTGCTATTATATTCTCCTTTTATTCCATTATTGATGAGTTCCCTTCCTTGCATAGACATTAATTTTTCATAGATGTCTATGTATTCTTGAGAACTTTTTTCCTTAGCCCATTTATGTAAAGTGCTTCTACCAACTTCTGCAAATACTGATAGTCCTTCAATGGTTGGAAAAACATCTCCTAATTCTTTGTATTGCATCAAATAAGCCTTTGCTGTAGCTAAAAACTCTGGTGTTAGTCCACTTGGCCTACCCACTGGATTTTTATCGGGAGTTTCTTTTGAATTTTTATCTGGTGTTTTTT